CTTTGGGTTTATTAACTGATGGTGATGATAATACTGCTGTAGGTTCAGGTGCTTTAGCTAGAGCAACAACTTCAAGTAACAACACAGCCGTAGGTTATTTAACTATGTTAGCAAACACTACAGGTACTCAAAATACAGCAATGGGTGTTTCAACTTTAGGTGCTTGTACAACTGGTAACACTAATGCAGCTTTTGGTATTGGAGCAATAGATGCTCTTACTACAGGTATTAATAACACAGCAGTTGGAGCTTATGCAGGGTCAACTTTAACTACATCAGATTTAAATACACTAGTTGGTCGTTTTGCAGGTGTTAATATTACTACAGGGGGTTCTAATACAATAGTAGGTGCAGATGCAGGTACTGGTATGACTACAGGTGCACAAAATTCACTTGTAGGACTTAACGCTGGTCTTAATATTACAACTGGAACTGATAATGTTTGTATAGGAAGAACTACTAGAACTTCAGCAGTTGGTGGAAACAATCAAATAGTTATGGGAGATAGCGTAACAGGAAACGCTGACTCAAGTTTTCTTTTTGGAAAAGACAGTACAGATTCTGCTATATCTTTTGGTGCTACTTCAATTACAGCTCCTTCAGATATAAGACTCAAAGAAGATATACAAGACGAAGAAGTAGGTTTAGATTTTATAAAAGATTTAAGACCTGTTACTTTCCTTTGGAAAAAAGAAAAAGATATACCTTCAGATATGAAAGCTTATAAAGAAGGTTCTGAAGAAAGAACTATGAATGGTAAATACAATCATGGTTTTATAGCTCAAGAAGTTAAAGCTACTATAGATAGTCACGGTTTAAAAGAAGGTTTTGATATGTGGGCAGAAGATGATGCAGACGGAAGGCAAAGAGTTGCACCTAACGCTTTAATGTCTGTTATGGTCAAAGCAGTACAAGAACTATCTACAACAGTAGATGAATTAAAAGCCGAAATACAAACTTTAAAAGGAGAATAAAATGGCACAAACAGTAACAGAATGTCTAACAGCAGGTACTGATAGCGTAAACTTAATTAATGGTGTAAAAGCTGGAAGTTGGANCGTAGAAGGAATGACACAAGCTGAAATAAATGAAATGNTACAAAGGAATGTAGACCACTTAGAAACTATTTTAGCTTATGCACCTGTTGATGCAGATGACGATAGACCAAATGTAGCAGGAGCAGCAGATAGTAAAAAAACTACACATGTTGCAGCTATTACTACTGGTAAAACTTATATAACTGATAATAGCTAGATTTATAAACTAACACACCGACAAGTGTGCATAAAACCAAAAGGAGTAACTTATGGAAAATAAAGAAACTGTCAATCAAGAAAATAAAGCTGTCGTAGGAGATAAAGAAATTTTAGAATCAGAGATGACAGAAGAACAAAAATATCTCGCTAATCAAATAACTGATTTAAGAAATAAACAAGCTAAGTTAAAATTTGATATGGACCAAATACACGCAGCTTTACAAGTTTTTCAAAATCAATTCATTACTTCAACACAAGAAGTATCAAAAGAACTTTTATCAGAGGAAACCTCTGAAGGAGAAAAATAATGGTAGATTTAATTATGTGGGTAACCACTATTGTTACAGTTGCTAGTTTAATAGCAGCAAGTACACCAACACCAAAAGACGACGCTTGGATAGGTAAACTATATAAGTTCGTTGATTTATTAGCTTTAAACATAGGCAAAGCTAAACAAAAATAATGCCTACAGTAAAAGACGCATTAGCAGAACTTAATGCACACGAACGTGAATGTACAATCCGTTACGGTTATATAGAAAAAAGACTTGACGAAGGTTCTGCTAAATTTAAAAGATTAGAAATGCTGCTTTGGGGTGTATATCCGTTTATACTTGGTTCAATAGTATTGACTAAAGTTTTATTATAGGACGGTGATATGCCCTTACAGAAATATATATTTAGACCAGGAATCAATAAGGAAGGAACAGCTTACTCTAACGAGGGTGGTTGGTTTGATTCTAATCTAATTCGTTTTCGTAAAGGTCTTCCTGAAAAGATAGGAGGTTGGGCTAAAGCTAGTTCAAATAGTTTTTTATCTTCTGGAAGAGCATTACATGCTTGGGTAGATTTAGCAGGAACTAAATATTTAGGTTTGGGTACTACATGGAAATATTACGTAGTCGAAGGACAAGTTTACAATGATATAACACCTATAAGAGCTACAACAACTAATGGAATAGTTTTCGCACCTACTAATGGTAGTGCAGTTATTACAGCAACTGATAATGACCACGGAGCTTTGGTAAATGACTTTGTTACTATAAGTGGTGCCGTAAGTCTTGGTGGAGCTATAACAGCTGAAGTACTTAATCAAGAATATCAAATAACATCAGTACCTACTGTTAACACCTTTACATTTACAGCTACAGCTACAGCAAATGCTAGTGATAGTGGCAATGGCGGTTCAGGAGCAGATGCTGTTTATCAAATTAACGTAGGTTTAGATGTTTATGTTCCTTCTACAGGTTGGGGCTCCGATTATTGGGGTGCTGGTACTTGGGGTAGTATTTCTGCTTTAAGTGGAACTAATCAGTTACGTCTTTGGTCTCATGATAATTTTGGCGAAGATTTACTTATGTGTGTTCGTGGAGCAGGAGTTTTTTATTGGGATGAAAGCGAAGGAACTGATAATAGAGCTGTAGCTCTTTCTGCTCTTACAGGAGCAAACTTAACACCTACATCAGCATTACAGATTATGGTTTCTGATATTGATAGACACGTTATATGTTTTGGAGCAGACCCTTTAAATGAAGGGGGGACTGTTAGAACAGGTGAGATAGACCCTATGTTTATAGCATGGAGCGACCAAGAAAATGTTGAACAATGGGAACCTTTACCTACAAATACAGCAGGTTCTTTTAGACTTTCTGCGGGTTCTGCTATTGTAGGAGCCATACGAGCTAGACAAGAAACATTAATTTGGACAGATACTTCTTTATACTCAATGACTTTTGTTGGTCAGCCTTTTACTTTTGCTATTAATCTAGTTAACGAAGGGGTTGGTTTAGTCGGTCCTAACGCTATGGTTAATACCCCTAAAGGAGTTTTTTGGATGGATAAAAAAGGCTTCTATGTTTACTCAGGTCAAATACAAGAACTACCATGTACTGTAGATGATTATGTTTTTAGTGATTTAAACCAAACTCAAAGTTATCAAATATTTGGTTTTGTTAATAAAGCTTTTAATGAAGTAGGTTGGTTTTATTGTTCAGAAGATACTACAGTTATTGATAGATATGTTGTATATAACTATGAAGAAAATGTTTGGACAACAGGGTTGCTTTCTAGAACTTGTTGGTTAGACGAAGGTATTTTTGCAGACCCTAAGGCTACTTCTACTTCTTCTGATTATGTAGGTTATCTATATAACCATGAAACTGGTGTAGACGATGATGGAACAGCTATGGCTAATGTATTCGTAGAATCCAGTGATTTTGATATAGACCCAGGAGGAGAAGATTACCAGTTTATAAGTAAAATTATTCCTGATATTAAATTTACAGGTAATACAGAAACAGGAGCTTCAGGACAAAATATAGATATAGTTGTAAAAAGAAGAAATTTTCCTGGAGAAGAATTAACTACAGCATTAACTAGTTCATGTACTTCTGTTACAACTAAAATAGATACTAGAATAAGAGGAAGACAAGCTGTATTACGTATTCAATCTAATGATGATGATGCTACAGCTGTAGGAACTTCTTTTAGAGTAGGTGCTATGCGTATGGATTATAAACCAGACGGAAGACGATAATGTCTAAGCTTTTAGAAACTAAGCTTCCTGTAGCTATAGGACCTCTTTCTCCTGATTTATTCAACAGATTAGTTAGAATATTAGAGTTAAGTTTAGGAAAAGCCGATATAGGGGCTACAGTAAATTTAAACGAAACTCAAAGGAATTTAAATCAGTTTAATTCTGGAGACGTTATTTGGAATTTAGCTACACAACAGTTACAGTTATGGACAGGAAAACAATGGGTAAATATTTACAAAGGTTACGAAGATGGAGTTCAGGGAACTTCTCAACTAGGACAAGTAAGTGTATCGACAGGCGGAGCGACAACTATAACGATAGGAACAATAGCAACAGGTTACGGAACGGAAAACTGGTATACATAAGGGAAAGTAATATGGATTTAAATAAACTAAGAGAAGAACTAACTTTCGATGAAGGTTGTATAGATAAAATATATCTTGACCATTTAGGTTATCCTACTTTTGGAATAGGTCATCTAGTATTAGAAACAGACCCTGAACATGGACAAGAAGTAGATACACCTGTTTCTGAAAAAAGAATAAAAGAATGTTTTGAAAAAGATATACAAAACGTCTTTAACGATTTAGATAGAAATATACCTTGGTGGAGAGATTTACCTGAAGATTTAGTTTTAGTTATGGCTAACATGTGTTTTAATTTAGGAGTAACTAGGTTGTTAAAATTTAAAAACTTTTTAGCAGCTATGGAAAAAGAAGACTGGGATAAAGCAGCAGTTGAAATGTTAGACAGTCGTTGGGCTATACAAGTAGGTCCAAGGGCGATAAGATTAAAAGATAGAGTTTTAAAGGAAGGCTAAATGAAAGGCGTAAAACATTACAAAAAAGACGGTACTGAACATAAAGGCAGTTCACATAAAATGGCTAACGGTACTTTACATACAAATAAATCTCACACTAAAACAAGTGTAAAACTTTTTCATTTTAATGAGTTAAGTAAAAAAGCAAAAACAAAAGCAAAACCAAAGAGGAAATAATGCCCACAAAAAAGAAAACACATAAAACTAAAGATGGTAGAACAGCTAGAAAAGGTCTTTATTATAATATAAATAAGAAACGTAAAGAAGGAAAAAAGATGCGTAAAAAAGGAGCAAAAGGAGCTCCTACAGCAGCTGCTTTTTTACGTTCTGCTAAGACAGCTAAAAAACCCAAAAAGAAAGCCTAATGCCCAGGACAAAGGAAAAATCTATAAGACGTACTACTGGTAAAGGAGGTAATTACCGTAAAACTAAATCAGGTGCGGGCATGACTAAAAAAGGAGTCAAAGCATATAGAGCTAAAAATCCTGGTAGTAAATTAAAAACAGCTGTTACAGGAAAAGTTAAAAAAGGAAGTAAGGCAGCAAAAAGGAGAAAATCTTATTGTGCAAGGTCAGCAGGACAAATGAAGAAGTTTCCTAAAGCTGCTAAAGACCCTAACTCAAGATTGCGACAAGCAAGAAAAAGGTGGAAGTGCTAATGTATGAATATAGTTGTACAGTTGATAGAGTAGTTGATGGAGATACCATTGATGTTATATTAGACCTTGGGTTTGATATTCTTTACCGTTCAAGAGTTCGTCTTTATGGAATAGATACCCCTGAGTCTAGAACTAGAAACAAAGACGAAAAAGTTAGAGGAAAGATGGCTTCTGCGTATTTAAAAGAAGCTGTTGATAATGGTAAAAAAGTAATTATAGAAACTAAATTAAAAGATTCTAAAGGAAAATTTGGTAGAGTTTTAGGTAACGTGATGGTTGATGGAATAAATATTAATCAATTAATGATAGATAATTATTTAGCTGTAGCTTATTTTGGTCAAAGCAAAAACGATATAGAAGCTGAACATTTAATTAATAGAGAAAAATTAATAGAACTAGGTAAGTTTGAACCAGTAGTTTAATGGACTCAGTAGTACAGTTAATTAACGAAGTAGGTTTTCCTATAGCAGCAGCGATAGGTTTAGGTTTATTTATTTGGAAACTTATTAATAAAATCATAGATGGAATGGAAACTAAAGTAGATGTTCTTGATGAAAAAGTAAGTGCACAAATAGCTCAGATAGAAGACAGGTTAGGTCAAAAATTAGATTCACAACACGGTATTTTAGTTGCTCTTATAGATAGAGTTAGGTCTGTTGATAATGAGATAATTAGACAAGATACTCTTTTAAAGACTATACTTGGAGTACCGCAACTTATGAACACCGATAGGTTAGCTAAAGCTGATAGAGAAGACCAAAGGAAAGATTGATGAAAAAGACATATACAGACGGTTCCAAACTATTCTTAACTGAGTTTAAAGTAGGTGATAAAATATACGAAGGACCATTTATATATGCAAACACTTTTGAAGAAGCTGATATGGAAGCTACTGCTTACGGAGTAGTTATTGTTGGTGAAATGAAAATACTAAGTGATGACGGTGAGGAGAAAGAAAGAGTTTTACATTAGGAGGATTAAAATGGAAAAACGTAAAAGAGGTAGACCAACTAAAACAGAACTTCAGCGTAGAAAAGACGAAGCTGAAAAAGATACTATAATTAAATGGATGTGTATTATAGGTGTTGTTCTAGTATTAGGTGTTTTTATACAAAACGCTAAAGCAGACCAAATAGTACATAAATTTAAATCACCTAGTTTTAATGGTGTCGGTACATCTAGTCATTATCTTACAATCGAAAATCAAGAGTTTTCTCGTAAGCTTACAATCAAAGAAGAAATTAAAGCACTTCAAGATGAATTAGAAAGAGAGAAAGAAAATAGTACTCTCGCTAGATTTCTTAGGAACCTAGAATCAAGAGTCTATGCTGAGTTGTCTAGACAGTTAGTCAACAACCTCTTTGGCGAAACACCTTCTGATTCAGGTACAATAACCTTGGAAGGAAACACCATTGAGTATACAAGTGATGGTGTAACATTAACACTAAAGATAACGGAAGCGGATGGAACAGTTACTGAGATTACGATTCCTATTGGTACTTTTTTGTTCTAGTTGTTCAATACTTGACCAATATGAAGATACGTACGAACATAGGTTTAAAACACACAACGTAGTTTCTATTCAGGAATTACAATCTCCTTATTTACGTGACATAGAAGTACCAAAAGTAAGTCCTGTAGTTGCTGTATACCCTACAGCTTTTACCGACCAAACAGGACAACGTAAAAGTAATAGTGAGTTTGCTTTATTTTCTACAGCAATAACTCAACAGCCGAATGCTTTATTAATACGAGCATTAAAACATGCAGGCAACGGTGAGTTCTTTAGGGTTGTAGAAAGAGTCGGTCTTGATAACTTAACTAAAGAAAGACAACTTATACGTTCTGCTAGAGATGCTTTCGCTAGTGAGGAAGAAAAGAAAAAACAATT